AGGGTGTGTTTGATAACCCAGAGTTTGCAGAGAGCCATCGGTTCGATTTCGCCTTTGACTATCTCACAGGCTTGACCGCCTTCGTAGAAGGAGCAGTTGGCGCACATAAGCCCTTCTTCAGCAAAGGGATTGTCGCTCTCGGACATGTAGTGGGCACCGTCTGGACCACTTGATTTGTCGAACATGCCGAACGCTTCAGTGATTATCTCATAAGCCTGATACATCGCCTGTTGGCGGGCAGTCAGGTCTGGGTATTCATCCACCGAATCATCGTACCGACATCACTGTGGTCAAGCCGTACTAAAGGTCGGTCGAGTCAGTTTCTTCTGTTGGCTTCGGGTCGTCTTGGTGCATCGCATCGACGGCGTCCATCTCGTTGCCATCTTCGTCGATGAACTTGAGACCAGCAAGACTCGAATATCCGTAATTGTTCTTTTTCATTCCATCACCACCTTTATTGTACGCCCAACACCCATGTCGACGCTCCATGTTTCGTTAATTATTTCAACAACTTTGAATTTGGACCCTCTTGGCAGAAGGACTTCGTGTTCACCAAAGTAGTGATTCTTCTTGCCCAGTACCGTGTTTATCGGCAAAACTTTTTTGCCTGCTGGAACTACGATTTTGAATCGTATTTTGCTGCCAACGGCATATTCTGATGATATTTTCTCGTGGGTGCTGGTGGACGAGAAAGCAGGGTCAGAAAAGGATTGCCCAACTTTCAATCCTGAAAAGAAGGACATAGTGCCAGAACCTGTTGCGTCTTTGGGGCTGACGCCTAAGCCTCTGTGGAGCACTACAGCGTCAGTTAGGGGTTCAGCGCTATCAAAGGCTGAATCTATTTGTTTGATGGTTCCAGAGTGCTCTGAACTGGCTCTGGGGTCGTTTGCGGCTTGCTGCCTCAGTGAGTTGTTTATGTCCCAGCCTTGTTCGGTGTAATCCAAAACGGCTGCAGCCTGTGAAGAGTTAAACGGGAAATCCTCATCCTCTTTGTGGGGATACAGCGAATCGATGTGTTGTTCAAGCGCATGACCTCCGACTTCTCTTACAGCAAGCGGGTCAAAGCGGTTGCCCCATCGCATGTTCGCTGCGTAAGCCGCTGCTGCAGAACGGTCACCGCCGAACGACTTGGCTTTCTCAAGGTCGTCCTCTTCAGGTAGCACAACATCGGTGGTGATGGTGGCTTCTGATTGTGGGAATTTGATTGTCAAGAAATCAGCGGTTTCCCAGACTGCTTCCGAGATGACAGCGTAAGCACCAGCCTCGTTTTCCAAGGTTGGGGTCACCATTAGGGTTGCGGACCCGCAAGGTAGTTTGTCGCCAGCCGTTATCAAAGCGTCGACCATGGCAATTACCTCTGGCATGGTGCATCGCATAGCGCCGTCACGCCACTCGGCTGTTTGAGGTTTCTTGTCGACATCGAACTTCCAGAGAAGGGTCATGCTGTTGCCATCACTCCCAAAACGAAGTTGATGTGGTTGTTGTCAAAGCCGCCTTTGTTGCCGTTGAGGATTTGCTCCATGCCTGTACTCATGACTTCAAAATAGCCGCTTCTGGTGTTGTTCTCCTGCTTGTACGGGGGAACTGTTTTAACTGCTGAGTCATAACGGCGTCCGCTGTAGAGGTTTGCATACGAGTCTTTGTCGATTTCAAACCGCATTTTTCCGTCTGGTGTTTGAACTGCGACACGACCTTCTCGTTTGGTGGTACGCATTCTGCTGCTCAACGACGAACCGCCTGTGCCATCGAAATGCTCCCTTGTTAAACCTGTGGTGCGGTGAGTGGTAAACGCCACTTCTAAGGCTCTTACCGCTGGGCGTTTGTACTCAACAAAGTGCGTGTATTCGTGACCGACTACGCCGAGCATGTCTTTGTCGCCTCTTTTGGTCAGGGTTGCTTGAATTGGGATACTGATAAGTGGCTCTGGGGTGCCTCGTCGTGGTGGTTGAAAACTTCCGTTGTCGATTTGCCAATCAGAGGCAACAGAAAGGTCCGCTCCTTTACTGGCGCTTGACCAGTCGGTTGGCATTGTTGCAGCGACGGTTTTCATGGACGCATCGACGGTCTCGAAGTCTTTTTGTGAGGTGATTCCCGATGGTTTGATTTCGATAGAACCACCGACAGGTCGGACTTCAGCCACGACATCCCGCATGTGCCCTGCATACGCTGCGTGTGCTTGTTCACCAGTTGTAACTTTTCCACTGGCGATATCTGCGTTGAGTCGTGATTCTGCTTCCTTGTGCATTTTCCCGCCGAGCGCTGTGACACGGTCATGAAGGGCAGCAACTTTCTGTGAGGGAATCATTTCGTTGTTGGCGGCGTTGATTTGGATATCGCCTTTTGCGTCTGACCATGCTTTGGGATTATTTGGGTTTGTGATACTTAGCGTTGTTCGCTTCATATTATCGAAACTGACCGTGCCGTTAAGGGCGTCAACTTCGAGGCGAAGGGCTTCAGCCTCTAATCGCATCTCCCTCATGTGAGGCTGTTCGCCGCCACGATTGTTTGCCCAACGAATGTTTGCTGCGTAAGCGGCGGCTTCGGCTCGAGAGGAAAACTTGCGTTTGCGTCCCTTCTCCAGAAGTCGGGCTTTGGTAGCAGCAGCAAAAGCAGCACCTTGGTCCGTCAACACGCTCGAGTGCACAATCTTTTCTGACCCGAGGCTGTACTGGCTACCCAATCGCATCATGGCTGTTGCGTATCCCTTGCGCTTGTGTTTTGAATGCACAGATACCTCTTGGATTGCCAACTTACCCTTGGCTCCCATGTCATTGTCTAGGTCGCTGTAAGCCGTTAATGACCCGACAAGCAATCCGTTTGTGCCGCCTTGTCTGAGTTCAACTTCAACATTTTGTTGCCCTTCGGCACCTTGCGATTTGACATACATGGTCATCTTTTCGCCGTTTTTATCGTCGAAGGTAAAAGTGCTTTGTCTGATGGAGGTGCCATCACTCTGTACTCGTGTCTCATCCGCAATCACAGTTTCGCCATATGAAGCGGCAGGTGAACTTGCTGCAGGTGTTGTTGCGTCCCTCTTACCCCAGCGAACTTGCGCTGCATAGGTAGCCGCTGCCGAACGGTCACCGTTAAATGACTTGGCTTTGGCTTTGCCGACCGCTTCCATGATGAGAAAAATTGTTGCGTCAACCGACTTAGCAACAGACGCATCATCAAGAATTTCTGAGCCGTTGGTTCGTTTAACTGGGATACCAAGTGCTTTGAGTCGTGCGGCAGCACCCGCTGGTAAACGCTTTCCTTTAGGGATTGTGACATATGCAATGTCGGAGACTTTAAGCCCTTGTTGAATTTGTGCTTCGGCGTAAGAGTACGACTCGCCGTTTGCGGATTTGGTTGGTTTGTCTGCAGGGTGTTCCGACTGTCGGCGCATGTCTTTGCGGGCTGTTGGTGATGCTTGTCCTACTTTGATTGGACCGTTGACTGCAGCGGGTGTGCGATTTGAGCCGAGTGAGTCTTGAACTGTAAAAGTGGTTCTGGCGTGTACCGATTGTTTTACGACTAATTGGACTTCTCCATATTGGTCGCTGCGGTTGGTTCTTGTGCTTTGAACTCCAACAGGATGAAGGTTCGCATAGATGGGTCGTCGAGAGGGAATCGTTGCAGGGTGTACGCCGAAGGTCACTGCTTCATAGGCAGCCCTGTATTGCGGCATGTATGAACCGCCTGATTGTCCAGTTTCAAATTGTGTTGTAAACCCGCCGTCTAACACTGACATCAAATTGTCGGCGTGGACCGCAACAGCAACTCGTTTGTTTGGTGAAGCGACCATGCCTTTTGTGTACGCCAACGCTTCGGGTTCACCGATGAGTTCTGTGACATACATTCGTTCGTGAACTCGTTTTATCATGACTTCCGCCATTTGGTCTGCTTGGTCACGACGACCGTAAATGTTTCCTTCTGGAGTGAGCGCTCTGTAATGAACTGAAAGTTTGCCTAACGCATCGAGCGTTTCAGGCGTATACGCCGCTGGGTCCATGTGTGACAAGTAATAATCACTCAGCATTTGTTCTGCTTTATCCGAAGCGGGACCTTTTGAACCAACCGAGTCTGATTTCGGGATTTCGTCAAGGGCGGCTTTAAGTTCTGGTGGAAAGTTTTCAGGCAAAAACGGTGCGTATGGTGCACCAGTCAGGATTGCTTCGTTAATGTCGTTTGTTGAGGCTACTGGAAGCGGGTTCGATGGGACGCTTGATGGTCCATTCGCATCAGGACCTCGATTGCCCCAGCGGATACGGGCGGCGTATCTTCCTGCTTCAGCACGGGAAGCGAATTGGCGTTTGCGTCCTTTTCCCACTGGCTCGTCTGGGTCTGCGACAACAACCCAATCTTGCGTTGCGAGCACCGAAAGGATGTTCGGTACTGGGATGACTTTTCCCTCAGCATCCAAGATGTGACCTGCAGGAAATGTTTCCGTAAGGGCTTCGTATTCAGGGTAGAAGGTTGTATATCCCGTTTGGAAGAGCGATATATCACCGAGGGTGGCGATGAGTTTCATGTTCTTAAACCTCTGGTGGGATGAGAATCATGCGGCAACGGCACGATGGGTGTGCTGGTGGTGCCAACAATCCGTTATCGAAAGGTGAGGTCACTGGAACTTGTTGACCGTTGAGCGGGGCACATGTATCGCATACGGTGATTCCCTTCCATCCCGAAGGTCCAGCCATCCATTCCTTCTTCGTGAGAGACAAGTTGATAAGCCCTTTTTCGCCTGCTTGCATCCAAGCCAAAAGGGTCCCTTGGTTTTGAGATGCCATAACTTCGGTGCGGGCAATGTTGCGGGCACGAGCACGAATCAGTTTCTGTCGGTATTTGACGGCATTCTGTTCAGCCATCGTTGCAGCCCGTGTCGGTTTGACACCATCTGCGATGTAACGCTGGACATCACGCTCGTATGAGTTATCGACGGCTCGTTGCCAACGGTCGTGGAGACCAACCACTTGCTCGATTTGTTTTGCTGCCTGCGGAACTGTGACGCCTTCGCTAATCGCATTGGCGATGATGCGGCGGATAGCGAGCAACTGCTCATCTTGGATTTGGGCAATCATCTTGCCTGCTCGAAGCCTTGCCCAAGCAATAGCCCGAGGGTCTGATTTGTCGAAAGACATAGCGACGCTTAAACCTTGTGGAAGGGTCTTGATTGCCTCCACAGCGGCACGGAATGCTTGGCGTGACATAACACCAGCCACGGAAGGGATTTGCGCTGAGAGGTGCGCTACAACCGACTCAGACAAAAGCATCTGAAAGGTTTGAAGAGCGTCTGCACCGCTTGCGATTTGGCGGGCTGCTTCTTGAACGACCCTGTCGAGACCTTGCATTGCTGCTCGGTACGGCAATGCCATCGCATCAACATCCTTCAGGAGTTGGGGGTCGATGGGAAGTGCGTTCTTTGCGACCTGATTACTTTTTCGGCTGACGAACGGCACCTGTTGGCTCCTGCTTTACCTCGGGCTTCATTGGTACACCTTCGCCTTCTTCAGTGTCAGCAGCGGCTTCTGGAGCGCCTTCCTCGTCATCTTCAGCCATGTCGTCCGCTGAGAGTTGGTCCTCTGGGACGCCTTCTTCACCTTCAACCTTTTTAGGCAGGTTGGTGAGTTCACGAAGGTACTCGTCCAAGCCTGAATCGACGGTGATAGCGCCAGCCTGAACCATCTTGGAAATGAAGTCTCCGAGCATAGGAAGGTCGACATGGGCGATTTGCTGTGGCTTTATCTTCGGCAGTTTCGATGTGTCCATACCGTTCAGTTTGAACAAACGAGGCAACGCATGGTCGTTAAACACTTCAGCGATTGAGTTGCAGATTTGCTGGATGGCTGTCGTGAAGAGGTCAATCTTTGATGTGCCTAAAGCGAACGAGCCAACATTTTCGTGTCCGAGAAGGATGAAGTCTGCGAGGACGACCATTGAGATTCGTTGGTCATATCGGGCAACGATGGCGTCTGTGTTGAATTGGCGTGAGCCGCCGCTCGAGAGAAGTTCGAGTTTGTAGGTTTCACGACCTTGAGCGTCATAAGCCAACGGGAAAAGAATTCCTTCGTTCTCATTGCGCTTGATGCCACGAATCATTGCTTGAATTGCGTTGCGGGCTGAAACTTCTTGTGGTGTTGCAGTCGATGACAGCATTGTCGGTGGGACATAAGCAACAGGCAATCCTGCTAAATCTCGTTCGATACCAACCGCTTCGATTTCTTCGATGGTTCGTTTGAACTTCCAAGGACGATACGCATTACGAAGAATGGAGCGACCTTCTGGGTTGCTTCGTGCTGACACTGTACGGAACAACAGCAGTTTCTCGATAGGGATGAACACGACGCCTTTGTGGACATAAGGGTCCATCTGGTTGACACCTTCGATAGAGCCTGTCTCATCGAATTGCCAAGACCACACTGTTTCTTGCGCTCTGAGGGCAACTTTGCGCCAGCCGATTTTGCCGTCATTAAACTTTGAGCGTCGTGAACCATCTTTCTGGTCCATACCGTTTCGGCGTTTGTAAACGATTTCGCATGGGGCAAAGCCGTAGATGAGAAACGAAAGGATTTGCTGCAGCGTTGTTGACCATGATTCGCTCATGTCTGCCATGCACTCTTCAACGAATTGAGCGTTGGCTTCAGCCTCTGGTGTCACTTCGGTATCAACCGAATCTGTGTACGGTTCGACATCCCAGCCGATTTCGAGAATAAGGCGTTCAATAGCAAACATCATTGCCCCGATAATGGGGTCGTTGTCTGACATCTCTCGCCAGACTTTGGCTCCCTTTTGTCCTTGTAGCCCTGTTACGAAGTCGTCGATGACGAAGCCCGATGTGCGGCGTAAGCCAGACGAGCCAAGTTCAATCATGTCGTCTTTTTCAGCCATGCGTTTAATCCTAATGCTTGAGTGTAGTGATGCTGTACTTCAGTGTGGTTCAGTCGTCGATGTCTGATTCAAACATTCCGTTCGTCATCAGTGTCGACACAAGTTGCAATGCTTGATGTTCTTCAAAGCCTGAATCCATTAGCGTAATGAACATTTCGTGAAGCGCTGCTGTTGCCGAGCGTAGGGGAGACCATTCGTCCTCGTCATGTTCCATGAACGCATAATAGCCCGCACAGTGGCGGGCTACCTGCAATGAGTTGTGTTGGTTTTAGATTTGGTAGATGCCGAGCGCCCAATTTGTCATTGGCTCAAGGAACACTTCAACTTCATCGGTGGTGAAATCGATTGCCCATTCGTATGGTCCTTCTTCCCAAACGATGTGGGGTTTCCCCCCGTGACCGAGCCAGTCGAAATCCATGACGAGTTTTGGTGCGCCTTGGTCTCCAACTTTGTATCCGTACTTTTTACAGACCAGTTTCTCGATTGCTTGCGCTTGTTTCTTGGTTACTTTGGTTGCCATTGGTTTTCCTTTCTCAGACCAGCACTGCGCTGATGGTTTCGAACTTTTGGTCGCCGTTGATTCCAAGGAACATTGTCTTGTAATGGAAAATTCCGTCAGCGATGTTGTGTTCGAGTTCTTCTTCGATGAAGCCGCAAATCTGCAACACGGCTGCCAGTGGTGTTTCTGCTTGGACCACCCAATGGGCATCTCGTGAGTCGTGGTACACCTTGTATTCAGTAATTGTTGTCATTGCTTTTCCTTTCAGAATGGTTCAACTGATTGGTTGAACTTTAGTGCGGATAGTTTGAGAAGGATTTTGTCTTTGATTGGCTGAAGGAAGTAGCAGTTGAAGCATTCCTTGTACTGACCGCCGCACTCATCCTCGTAAGAAGTGTGGACAATCAAAGTCTTTTTGAGTCCGTAATGGCTGTCGCAACAAGCGAGATATTTTTCGTTTGATTGGTAGGTGGTCATTGGTTTTCCTTTACTTGATGAACTGAAATGGGTAGGCGATGAGAGCCTTGAGATAGTCGAAGGTGACAAGATTTGGGTCATCGCATCCGAAATATCTTTTCAGGATGATTGCTTTGATGACGAACATTGATTCCTTTCGTTACATCCAGCGAACACCTTGAGCGGTGTGCTCGAGAGTGTGGATGAGACCGATGAGAACATGGGCTGCCTCTTCGGTTGGATGCTGGGCAAGTTGTTGGGCTGCTTCGGCGATGGCTTCGACGGTGGTCTTTGCAAACTGACCGTGCTCCACTGCTTGGACAAGGCGCTCCTTGAGCATCTTTCCCCTTTCTGGCTGGGAGACCCTCTCCCCTCCACTCACAGATTATCCGATATGGCATACCGAGTCAAGTCAATACGAGCGTGGCGCTTTATTCTTCGCACAGGTCATTATCTTCGTCAAATGCTGCCAACTGCCCGATTCCGACCCGTTGAAATCATCCCCATTTGAAGCCCACATTTGAATCATCTCAGCGAGCGCCTCTTCAGCGGTGTTACCGTCCGATTCGAAAGTCTCATGCTCCATGATGAGATGTTCCTTGATGTATTTGCCGATGTGCCCGCAAGTTGCCGAGTGAACTTCGTAAAGTCCCGACCCGTTGCTGTTGTCGACGATTTTGAATCGGGTCATTCTTGCTCCTCGGGGACCGAAGCCTCGAGAACAGCCATGCCGAGGTGCATCGCATCGACCCCGTCGAAAGCCATGTTGATTGTCATCTTGTCGCCGTCAATCTTGATTTGCTGAACTTCGTAAAAATCGAAGTAGGTGTACAAAACACGGACAGCGAGATTGTCCTCCATGGGGAGCAACACGCCCACTGGGGTGTATTCGCCGTCTTGGTCAACTGACACGATTCGTTTGTGTAAGCCTCCAGAAACGAGGCTGGTCACTTCGGGTGACATCTGGGTCAGAATGGTCTGGACATCGCACTGGCGGTAGGTAGACAACGGCTCCGTGAGGCTGGTGTGCAGGTGGTTTATCTTGGTCATTTGGTTTCCTTTTCTTCGTTGATAAAGACTTGGTGAATTGGTACGAGTGTCTGCTCGCCGTTTGCCTCCACACTCGCCCAGACGCTCTCTGGGGTGCCGATAACCCCGACGAGGGTGCATTCCACCTGAATCGATGGATGAGGCATGTAGACGGCGCTGACGGGTTCGTCGAGCGGTTGAGCGAACATGAACGGTTCAGCCATTTCCCTAATCCATCCGTGTTTCTGCTGATGCTGGAATTCCAGCCTCCTTGAGAAACTTGGCGACCGCTGAGGCGTATGCACCGTTGATTTCCATGCTCTGGCAAGCGGGAGAGTTGCTGGTGAACTCGGGATGAGCGTGAGCAACGACACCGCCGTAGTAGGAATCGGTGAAGGCGTAACCGTTCTTTTTGAGCCATTTGGCGAATCCACCAGTTGCTGGCTTGATTCGAATCAATCCGAATCCGCAAACTCCAGAGGAAACGAACCACTCTTTACCGCCCGCTTTCGGTGAACCATCAAGGTTCGCATCGACCACCACCATTGGTGTCGGGGTCACTTTCTTGGCGGCGGCTTCACCCGCTGCTTTTGCTTGTTTCCACAAAAGTGGATATGGTTGCATTTCCATTGTTTCCTTCTTTCTGGAGGCTTTCCGTCCCTCCGATAAAAAACTACTCGAGATAGCCTTCGGCGTCAAGTATTCAACGATTTCATGATGTCATCAAATTCTTTTATGGCTTCTTCCGTTGCCCGAGGGTCATCGCACCAATCGTCTAAATTTGAAATCAACTCACAGAGATACTCAACAACTGAGGGTTTGGCTTGTTTCTTTGTGTTGAAGCGCTCCGCTTGAAAACCAAATTCGCCAGCAATTCGTCCGCTTCTGGTGAAGTAATCCGTCTGAAATGTGCGGAACGGCTTCGACCATTCAGTGAATTCGACGCCGTTGATGTAAACCTTTGCAATTCCCCAATCAAATACTTGAGCGTTTACTTGGTAAATCGGAGCGTGAAGGTTGTCTCGGTATTTCTTGACGCTTTCGATTGTGATTGCTTGGTCAAGAAGCGTTTGAAGTTCGGTCAGATTAAGTTTTGTCATTTTGCCAACTTTGCGAAGAACGGGATTGTTGGAGCGATGGAGAGTTTTGCGATTGCAATGTCGATGTCGATTGGCATCAGCGCTGCGGCGTGACCCCTTTTAACCTTGTAAACCCTGAACTTTATGTCCTTGGCTGTTTTCAGTTTCTTCATCTTCTCCCTTCCTCCACCCACAGATTATCCGATATAGGGTCACGAGTCAACTATCAATAAAACTCGTCGTCATCCTCATCTTCGAAATCCCAGTCAGCGCCGCCGATGTTCATGTTCGCATCAGCCACAGCCCAAAGTTCCGATTGGGCAGCAGCCCACCGCTTGGCAAGACCGATGTGCAGGAACGAGGTGTTGCCCTTGACAAACTCCCAATATCCTTCCCCGTCCTCGTCGACCATGATTCCCCAGAGCGAAGCCCCGACGCTCGAGGAGCAGTACGGGCGGTCAAGGGCATCGCATCGGGTGTATTCGATTTGCATCAGTCCGAGGTCACAATCGGCTTGCTCTTGGACCCATTCGACAATCTCTTCCCTGCCGAGTTCACCAATCCACAGCGGACATGACTGAACAACTTTTGTTCTCCAGTTGTAATCGTCCATGGCTTGATTCTTTCAGGTTGTTCGGCACTATTCAAAGTGCCTGCATACGCTGCCAGAAGGCTATCTAAGGCGTGGGACTGTGGGCTGGTGCAGTGGGGCTTAGACCGTGGTTGGGTTGTTCCAGATGGCTTGTGGGTACGCCACAGAGAGTTCGTAGGCATTCATCTCAGGGAAGAATGTAACGACGCTGCTTGTGCCGAAGCCATCTTCGTCAGCCATGAAGAAATCGACTGAATACCAGACTGTTCCGTCGGCTCGTTGATACGACTGAATCGTTGTCTTGAGAGTGCCGTTTGGCTTTACCGACGAGGTTCCTCGTGCTGGGTGGATGTTTACCCATGTGGACATTATTGTCCTCCTTTTTGGTCCGTGTGGACCTTCTTGTTGAGATTATTGCTGAGGGGTGTGTCAACTTTTGCGTCCTGCATGTGCATTCGCATGAGCCTGATGGTTGAGATTGTGTAGCCGCCAAGCCCGATGCCCATGAAGAGCAATCCGAAGAATGTGTAGTCGCTCATACTGGTATCTCCTGAACTGGGGTGAGGGTGAGAACTTCGAGAAAATGTCCTTGGTTGATTCTCATGAAGAGAAATTCTTCGACATCGGCTTGGGTCATTTCTTCAAGGGTTTCGTCGACCATGACGGTCAAGATAAATGTGTGCATCAGACCGTTTGCTCCGACTTCCACATCAACCAGTCCATCTTCGCATCTCGTGCGGCAACATTGTCAGCGATTGCTTTGTCGTAATACTCGGCTAGAGCCAAAAGCGCTTTTGCTCGGGACTCTCGAAGAAAATACTCTTCAGCGAATATCTGCTCCATCGTCCAATCTTGGTATTTGTCCATTGGGTTCCTTTTCTTTATTTGAGTGTGTCGAAGATGACGAACTTCAGGGCTTCAGCGCATGGCTGGCAGTAGTAGCCTGCCCAGTCGCCTGCTTTTGGTCCGCCTGCGTAAACATCGGCTGGTTTGTGGCATTGCTGTTCACAGGCTTTGCCGTGGAACTTTTTGTCACAGGAAGAACAGTTGGTGTCAACCCAGTTATTCGCCCCGCATTGGCACTTGTCGAGTCCGTTGCGGGGTTTGATTGGTTCAGCCATATGTGTACTCTCCTAACACTGCGAGTTGCATGATGTGGTCTCCTGTGGCGGCATCGAGTTCTTCCCAATTTGCTCCGCAATGTGTGGCTTTCATGTATCGAGCGTAAGCCTTGACGATGTCGTTGACCGACAGGATTTTGATTTTGACTTGTTCTCCTTCTTCGAAGTCGGGGTCATCGATTCCGAGTGTGATGAAGGGAAGGTCGTGGTCGTCGGGCACTGTGTCCCATGAGTATGGGTCGAGGTAATGCTTTATCTGCCACCATGACCAAGTCTCGAACCCGTTTCCGAGCAGGCATGAAATGAAATACTTTGTCGGTGCTTCGATTTGAATGATTACTTTCTCTGTCATTCGTTTACCTCCCGTTGATATTGGCGAATTGTGCGGATGCTGGCGATGCAATCAGGGCAGTAAGCGCCTCGGTGGATGTCGCCGTTCTCTCCGACCCATCCTTCGATGGCTGCTTGAGCGTTGTGCTTCCACGAAGATTGAACCAGCAGTTCTGCTTGTTGGTTGCAACCCTCGCATTGGATAAGTGCGTTAGTAATAATCGACTCCCATCACTTGGTCAAACTTGACGATGAGTGTCGCAAGTATTGATGTAAGAACCGTGTGTTGGTTCTTGTACTGCTCAAGGATTTGAGCCGCTTCGCCATAACACTGCTGCTTTGTTTGTGGTCCGTTTTGTCCACCTTGAGCAACGAAGATTTTGTGGGCGAATATCGCCTCCAAGACCACCGTGTTCTTGTGTTCGGCGTAGATTTCAGAAGCCTCTTGGAGTGCTTTCTGTGCTACTAAATTGATGGTTGGCATTTTTTCCTTTCTTGGAGATTCTCTCTCCACTTGAAGATTACCCGAGATGGTTTCCCGAGTCAAGAATTGTTTTGTGATTCACGAGCCAGTATTTCAAGGTGGCTTTTTAACGCTTTGACAGCGTCACGCTTGAGGTCGTATGAATGTTGTACGAACCATGTTTCGAGACTCTCGCCTGTTTCGGCATCGATGATGAGCCATTCGGTGCGCTCTCCTGCTGGCTTGGCGCAATACCATTTGTTGCCTTCACGAACATGCCATGGTTTGTGCAAGCGTTCGCATAGCAAGTGTTCACACTCCAATCCATCTGGTGTCCAAACTTGTTTAACAACTTTATATGTCATAACTTGACGACCTCTGCTTTCGCTGTATCGACTTGGTCTCGGCTGATGCCGCCCAAACGGTAAGCCTTAGCAATGGCGTGAGCCATGTGCTCGGCGTCGATGTAGCACTTGCCTTGGTAGGCGTTCTTGGTTTTATCGAAAATGCTAACTAAATATCGTTGCATGATTTTCCTTTCGTGGTGATTATCTTGCAGTTGGTCAACCGTTTCATTTGGTCTGACATCTTTTTTTGAGCCAATTCAAGACTTGAGTGGAAGGTGACAATCCAATGCTTGGTGCCGTCTGAGCGGGTCCATTCGGCGTCGCACAGAACAACATAAGCCGTTTCGACTTTGTTGCTGAACTTAATTACATCGCCTGCTGGCGTGATGACTGTGTGTTGGAATTTCATTAAGCCCACTCTGCTTCGAGGAGCATCTGCAACTCTTCGATGATGCTTTCGACTTTCATCAATTCTGGCTTTTGCAGTTTGGCGATTAGTGGTGGAGCCATCAGAATCGCAATGATTTCTGGGGCTGCCAATTTCGCTTGGATGGCTGGAGCGGTCATTAGAACTTTCATAATGACTCTTCCTTTCTGGAGGCTTTCCCTTCCTCCACTCACAGATTATCCGATATAACATCCCGAGTCAATTCATTAAATCAGGTCGCCGACCTTGCTTTTGAAGTTCGCTGGAATCTTCTTGGCGCAATCACTGCCCACTGGGAAGTAGCCCTGTGAAGAGTCGCTGCCGAGGTCTGTGACGCCGTTGGCGATGAGCCTGAGACCGACGCTCATGTGGACGAACCAGCACTTCTCGAGGGCTTTGTCGCTGATGGTGCGGTTGCACAGGTGGCATGATTCGATGCCGTGTGTGGCTCGGTTGTGACGCTTTGCGTTGATGTCTTTCTCTTCGTCAGAGAGAACATCCCACTCTTTTTGTTCAATAAACTGTCCGTTGATGATTTCCATATACGGAACTTTACGCCGTATAAATCACAATGTCAAGTTTATAAATCAATCCAAGGGTTGACCTGCTCCAAGCCAATCGGGGACACCACAGGAGCGGGCTGCCCAAAGGGAGGCTCGTAAATGGCAAGGAGAATTGCCTCTGCACGGTCAGGGCTGTTCATGCCCCGCTTCTTCATTGAGACCTTGGACTCGATAATGATTCGCCCTGAAGAATCCGAATGGTACGAAGGCAGCGAGAGTTGGTTGAGGATTTTGCGGTCGGCTTCGATTCGCATCGGGATGCGCCCTTCCTTGTCTGGCGTCACCATCTCTCGACCGTTCCACCACATTTCGGCTCTTTGGTTCTTGAACTTGTCCGCTTGACCTGCTCGTTCCGCCACATTGACTGGAATGATGATTGAGTGGTGCCGTCCTTCGTCAAACCAGCGTTGCAGCATGGAAACAACGCCCCAGCCAACACCGATTGTGTCGATTTTGACTTTGGGTGGCATTCTTCGCATATCGATTGTGTCGGTTTCGGCTTGGTGGATTTCTTGCAGGATGCGGGCAGCGACATCGACAGCGTTTTGGTTGGCAGCGCCAGAAGCGGAATGGACAAGCCTGACCCTGTAGCCATCTGCTCTTGCAATGGCGAATTCGTCGCCTCCGTCAGACGCCACATCGACCCCAAGACGGATTTGTTCGCTTTCGATTGGGGTTTCGTTCTGGCTTGCTTCCTCGAGCCAAGTGATTGGGATGACACGGTTTCCTGTGATTCTCGGGAATCGGGCATGGACACGGGCTTCGACGAAAGGGCTGTCTGCTCCGAGTTCGGTGATTACATCGTCGACCCATGTTTGGTCCACCAGATGGTCCGACAGTGGGTGCTTCGCAATGTGCGGTGGGCAGGATTTGCAGTCTCCGACCTTTTCGCCTGTGAAGTTCGGCGTGACCCATACAGGCACTGGGATGACATTGTAGTTTGACGAGTTGCAGGCTCTTTCGAACCATGAATCTTCGTTGTCTGTTGGTGGGTTGCCGAGGAGAAGCAGACGGGTGTGGTCACCAGTCATCAAGCCCTCTAAGGCGTTGCCGATTGTGTCTGAAAGCCCTCCAGCCTCGTCTACAACAACCAAAAGGTTCGGGGCGTGAATACCCTGCACAGCGGTTTCGTCGTGGGCTTGTGGGGCGAATCCGAAGGCTGTGACTGTTCCTTGGTATTTCCATTCGACGGTAAGAACTTCACCACCGAAATCGTGTCTTGCTGATACTCGGCGGATTTCTCTCCAGAGGATGTTTCTGACCTGACGGAAAGTTGTGGCAGTGGTTACCACCATGGTCGTCTGAGGGGGGTGTGAGGCGACCCACCAGCACACTGCACGGGCTGCAAGGTGTGACTTGCCCAAACCGTGGCAAGCGGGCACAGCGGTTCTCTTGTTGTCTCTGACAGATTCGAGGATTTCCTGCTGCTTTGACCAGATTGTTTCGCCCATGCCTTCCACCACGAAACCGACTGGGTCCGTGCGGAATCGGGACCACGGGTTTTCGCCCATCAAGTCGAGAAGGTTCGCAACAGCGACTCGGTCCTCTGGGTTGAGTTCGGCAAAGAACTTGCGTCGGTCTGCTGGCGTCGCTCCGTTTAGGTATCGCATTAACTGCTGCGACCCTGAAGTGGTGTCGAGTTGGCTCATTCTTTAGGAAGCAGTTTGGCGACCTTGGTTTCCAGTTCGTCGATAGAGACATCGATTCTGATTGCGCCGCCTTCGGTGCCTGAAACCTCGAGAGCGGAGCGTCGACCCCATCTGGCTGGTGATGTGCGTTCGAGATACCAAGCGGCTGCTTGCCATGTGCCGTTGTTGGCTGCTTGCTGGATGAGTCCGATGTTGCGGACTTCAGAAGTTGCTCGTGCGCTTTCTACTGCGTCCCGAAACTCTTTATAGGGTGATTCGGCGCTGTCGCCGTCCCCGAGTGCCATCCATTTGTAGAAGGTTGTTGTGGATACCCCTGCGTATCGTGCGGCTATCTCGGAGTAACTGCCTGCGGCTATTGCTTTACAGATTGTCTCTTGGAGTGTCGGGGTCAGTTTTAGTGGTCGTCCCATGAGTTCTGAGTGTAGTACAGGCTAGTTGCGGTTCGCCTTCACAGCATGTGTTCTTCCAGCCACAAGTTGGGCATCGCCATCTGTGTGCTACTGGGTGGAAGGGTTGTTCACAGTTGTCGCATGGAATCATGCGCCTGCGACGAGGACATGAAGTATTGCTGAACTTGTTTTGGCTCTTGCCCAGAATTGGTCTTTGTAGGTGAAGTGTCCTGAGAAAACGATGCTTTGGTCGGCGTCTAGGTGGAGACCGAAGTCGGTTGCTGTGACTGTTGATGAGCCAATCATGACGGCTTCGCTTGAGAGTTTGTCTGTGTTGAGGATGATTGTCATGCCTTCGTGGTTGTCGGTGTCGTTTATTACATCGAGTAACACTGGGGTTGCTGTCAAAGTGAATGTTTTGTGTCGTACTGCCATGGTGTCAACTTACTGGTGCGCCGTTGGATGTGCAATTGGTGCAGGCTTTGCGTGGAGCGTCAAGACGGTTCTGGAGTGAGTGAAACATTTGGAAGGTCGCATCGACGACTGCTGCGTTGGATGTGTTGATGTGGCGGAGGATGTCTCGTAGTACCAGTGCTTCTGTGCGGGTTATCGAGATGTTGAAGTCATTGTTGTTCATGGTTCCTCCGTAGTTGGGAGGTTGAACTTACCCGAACTTTGGTCGTGTTTGCTTCTCGACTGGGCTTACTTCCTCTATCCATAAATCTCCCCAAACGAAAAATGGGTGCAGCCCGATTCGAATCGCATAGCGGTCGGCTTCGAGCCATGTGAGGTGGAAGTTGGGTTGGCGGAAGTCTCGTACTCTGTTGCGTGATGTTCCCAAGGCGTGGGCGATAATTGCGTCGTTCATATCTGGGGTGAAGTATTTCATCAGGTCCTCCACTGGGAGGTATTTGCGGTACGGTTCGTATTTGCGTGGGCGTTTTACCCGAAGTGGTGGTTGTTTCTCGACATCAGCCATAGAAGTGAACCTCCTATTGCGGTGATTTTGTATTCGGTTCCGTCCAGAATTGGTGCTGTCACCAGTAGCCAGATAATGAGTGTCATTGTGGTTTTTCCCCTGTTAGTTGGTCGATGTGTTGGTTCATGGCTTCGACGATGCTTTTGAACTGTTCTAAGTCTTTTGATTGGATTGCTTGGTACAACCTGATGGACAGTTGCATCCAGAGGTCTCGGTTCTCAAGTAGTTCGGCTATTTGAAACACGAGGCTGCATCTTGGACATCTGGTTTCTGGGTTCAGGCTTTTTTTGTTGTGGCATGTGCATGGAATTGTGACCATGTGTGACGCTGTTACAAGGTTGGCGTAGTTGTCTTGTTCTGTTTTATCCATGAGGGCATTCACATTCGTGTAGTAGTCGGTCGCATCGGCGGCATCGTTCGGTCATTTTGTCTCCTTTGAAAAGCATGATGGTGCATATCAACAGTGTGATGCCAAGGCTTTCCCAGATAATCAATCCGAGATTATCTCTCATAAAGTTCTGACATAGTCGAGAACTGCTAGTCGTGCTTCGTCGTAGTCAAAGTATTGTCCGAAGTTGCCGAGGGTGTCGACATTTCCGTCGGGGTATGCAATTCGAATTGTATATCGACGATTGCCGAACCATGCTTTTCCTTCAGGGTCTTGTTCACTCGTAATAAAATAAGAAACCGTGTCTGTGAAAAAGATTTGTGATTCAATCTTGGTGCCGAAGAATCGCATTGCTTCTTTTGAAAAGAAGTTTTGTCCGATTTTTCTGTTTGCTGTTTCGATTTGTTTGAATGTTTGCAGCACCATCATGGTTACTCCATGAATTCGATTGTTACTTTGCTGACAATCTGTGAGTACACCTCTGGAGAATTCTGTTTGAGGTACGCCGTTGCTTCTTGTTGAATGCGGCGTGAGCGGCGGTTTGCAATCAGTGCTCGTTTCTTTCCCGTTTCTGATGAACGGTAGTTGCGGTGCCATTGGTTGTGGGCTTCTCTGCATTCATCGCATCGGCAACCGTGGTTGCTGTATGTTGCGTAATTGCCATGCTTGACAATTTTATTGGTGATGGAATCATCCATGTGCTTCGACTCCCGTCATTCCAGCAATTCTGCTGTTCAGTGTTTCTATTGTTTCCAATGCTTCGTTAAGTTCATGCTCAAGTAGTTGCACAAGAGTTCGTGCTCGTTCTCGGTCAGTTGTTAACTTGACAATCAGGTCTTGTTCTGTGGTCATGTGAACCCGTCCTTTCGGTTGGGAGGACTTTACCATGGCATAGAGAACCGAGTCAACTATCTCGGGTAAGTATCTCGTACCGCTTCACAGAAGGCTTGTCAAGGTGCAGTTCGTAGTCCGTGGTGGTGTAGCCCAGAGAAGCGCAGAAAGTCTCCCAGAAGCCCCAACGCCATCGATTGAAGAGACTGTGGGGTACTTGGTCCCTGTTGGTCCAGTCCTTTGGGATTCCTGCAGCCTTGAGAACTGAGAAAGGTGTTGGACCGAGCGTCACAGAAATGCAAGTTGAGGCGACAGGGACAAGTGGCGCTAATTCTGCACAGATTTGCAGTTGCTCCCATGGAAAGCCAAACGCATCAAGGTCGATGAGGTCAAACTCTTCAAGGTCCAGTCCTTTCATCACCTTCTGGTTGTTGCCCATGATTACTTCAGGGCGGCTGTACTTCTTCTTGTCGATTCCAAGATAAGTGATTTTATGGTCGGGTAGCAGTTCGCCTACTCGTTCCCAAACTCGCCCATCACCAGCGAACGCATCAAGGATGTACAACTCGGTTTTGTCAAGTGTCTTGATGAACTCAGCACGGAGCCGAGCCTTTGAACCAAGGTGACTGTTGTCAGTCCAGACTCTGGTCATCGTGTAGCCGAAGCAATTTCGACACCAACGACATCTTGCAGCGCTTCTTGAATCATTCGCATAGCCCTGCCTTGGTCGGTAACTGGGCAGCGAATCAAAAAGAACGAATCTTCGAATGGCTCGAGATTTCTTTTGCGTTTGTCGTTTGGTTCGTCCGTGACATCGTCGATGAGGGTTTGGATGTCTTTCATGTCAAAGCCTGTGCCTCGAAGGTCGCCGTCTGACACAACAGAGCGCAACAAGTCTTGAAGGCTGTCTTGGTTGTAGCCAGCGAGGTCACTCATTCGGTTATCAGCCAACATGATTCTTTTGGCTTCGGCATCTGTGCAATCAATCCACATCACAGGCACTGAGGCAAGGTCTAAGTGACGAGCGGCTTGCCATCGATGGTTACCCGCAAGGATGTACTTCGTTGACTTCTGAGCGACGATGACGCCGTAAAAGCCATTGACCTTTATCGACTCAACAATCTTGTCGACATTGCCTTTGCGTGGATTCATTGGATGAGGAAGCAACGCATCAAGGGCTGTCTGTTCAACAGGATGAATGGGTTCGAGATTTACCTCGGGTGCTTTGCGGGGTGCCATTGATTCCTTTCGTTGTCAGCCCCGCCCCGCCAGAAGAAAGGGGAAAGACTGGCGGGACGGGTTGAATACTGACTGTCTGCAGACCTAGTTA